GCATCACTTATTCAAGGTATGACTTTAGGCGGTGTTCTTTTCGACGAAGTTGCACTTATGCCCCGTTCATTTGTCGAACAGGCTCTTGCAAGATGTTCTGTCAGCGGCTCGAAATTCTGGTTCAACTGCAACCCCGAGCATCCTTATCATTGGTTCTATACGGAATGGATAAAAAAGAAAAAAGAAAAAAATATGCTCTATATTCATTTTCGTATGGAGGACAACCCTTCTTTGTCAAAGCAAATTTTAGCGAGATACAAAAGCCTTTACAGCGGTGCATTTTACGAACGGTTTATCAACGGAAAATGGGTGGCGGCAGACGGTCTTGTGTACCCTATGTTCAGTGCGGAAAAGCACATAGTAAAAAATCCCGAAAGCAGTAACTTTGAAGAATACTATATGTCCTGCGACTACGGAACGGTAAACCCTTTTTCTCTCGGATTGTGGGGAAAAAAAGACGGCGTTTGGTACAGAATTGATGAATACTATCATTCTTCAAGGGACTGCGGTGTGCAAAAAACCGACGAGGAATACTACGAAAGTTTAAAGGAACTTGCAAAAGGAAAAAACATAACAGCCGTAATAGTTGACCCGAGCGCAGCAAGTTTCATTGAAACAATCAACAGGCACAATGAATTTACCGTTATCAAAGCAGACAACGATGTGGTGAGTGGCATTAACAAAGTTTGTTCTGCACTTAAAGAAAATAAACTTAAAATTTGCGAATGCTGTACAGACGCAATACGAGAGTTTTCAATATACAGATGGGACAACGGAATAAAAAAAGACGCTCCCAAAAAAGAAAACGATCACGCAATGGACGATATACGGTACTTCGTCAGCACTGTCGTATCAAAAAACAATGACGACTTTCTTTTCTCATTTTCCGTTGAAAGAAAATGACACTAAAACAAAGGAGGATAAAACTTGAAACTGAAAATGCCGCACAAAAAAAGAGAAACAACAGGTGTAACCTCTGTACAGACAGGCAGCTACAACAACCATCCGTTTTGCGAACTGACAAGTTACACCCCACTTTCCGACTGTTCGTCAAGAATATATAAATCGCTTCGTGAAGCAGTGCCGATTATTGACTCTGCCATATATAAACTTATGCGACTTACTCTTGACTTCAAACTTGAAACGGGAAACAAAAATCTGGACGAATTTCTGCAAAACTCGCTCAACTCAATAAATGTAGGAGGAAACAGGCAAGGCATTCACTCCTTTATCGCCTCGTATTTTGAGCAACTTCTAACATACGGAACTGCAATAGGAGAAATGGTAATTGCCGACGATACTTTGGTAGCACTTTACAACGGAGAACTCGACTGCATTGAAGCGAAACCGTCCGAAAATGGTCTTGACATAGACTTTTTCAACACATCATCAGGTACAAATGTGCCGATTACAAACACAAAATGCATTTTATTTTCAGTATTAAATCCACAACCCGGAGAGATTACGGGAACAAGCCTTTTGAAAGGATTGCCTTTTGTTTCGGACATATTAATGAAAATCTACAACACAATAGGAAACAACTGGGAAAGAGCAGGAAATCTGCGATACGCCGTCACATACAAACCGTCAAACGACGCAAGTGACAAGGCATTTGCTAAAGAAAGGGCGCAACAAATGGCTGAACAGTGGAAAGACGCAATGCAGAGCAAGGCCGTCAAAGACTTTGTGGCAGTCGGAGATGTTTCTATAAAAGTAATCGGTTCAGACAGTCAAATTATGGACAGTGAAATTCCTGTCAGACAACTTCTTGAACAAATAGTTGCAAAAACAGGACTTGCTCCGTATATGTTTGGTCTTTCTTGGTCAACAACGGAAAGAATGAGCATGGAACAAGCAGAAATACTTACCTCTGAACTGAAAAGTTACAGAAGAACACTCACTCCCGTAATAGACAAAATTGCCAACACCCTTCTGTTACTTGAGGGATACCCACCTGTCGCCCACACCGTGTGGAACGACATTACACTTCGTGATGAAACAGAACTTGCACGAGCCGAGCTTTACAAAGCTCAGGCAGAAAAACTGCGAAAGGAGATTGAAGTTTGAACGAAAAAGAAAACGAACAGGACATTGAATTAATCAGACAATACACTCAAAAAGAAATATCGCAAGATGACATTTACACATTTAATGTTCAGCTTTGCAACAATGATATTGACAGAGACGGAGAAAGGTTTTCCGTTGAAACACTCAAGCAACTTGCAAAACTTTTTAAAGGAAAAACTGGAATTTTTGACCATTCAATGAAAGCAGAAAATCAAAAAGCAAGAATTTTTGATGCTTGGGTTGAAAAATCAAACGACAAAAAAACTGTTGACGGAAAAGATTTTTACCTGCTTAAAGCAAAGGCATATATGGTAAAAAGTGATGAAAACAAAAACCTTATACGAGAAATAGAAGCGGGAATTAAAAAAGAGGTTTCCGTATCGTGCAAAACAGAAAAAAGCATTTGTTCAATTTGCGGTGCAGACAGATACAAAACCCGCTGCGAGCATATAAGAGGACGAGTATATAAAAACAAAACCTGTTATTTTACTCTCGAAAACGCAACTGACGCTTATGAATGGAGTTTTGTTGCCGTACCCGCTCAAAGTACAGACAGGAACTTGCAAAGGATATTTTAAAATATTTTTCTGCAAATCTGCCTGAAATGAACATTGAAACAATCGCTTCCGTCACAAACATTATGACGACAAAAGAAATGTCGGATTTCAGAAACGCCATCAAAAAGAAAAATGCAAAAGTTTCGGCAAAATCACAACTTATGCCCGAAATAAAAAAAACATCAACCAAATATTCACAATTTAAAATTTAGGAGGAAAAACATGGATAAAGATATTTCATTTAACGGCATTGACACAAAAACAATCACATTTTACGGTCCGAAAACAAACAAAGGCGACCTAGTAAAAATCACAGAGAACTGCAAAGTTGAAAAATGCGGCGACGACGATGAATTTATCGGTATTGTCGTTTCAAAAAGAGGCGACTATGTAGGTGTGCAGACAAGCGGATACGCAGAACTTCCAAGTACACCGTCTGCATTTACCTACGGATATGAAAAAATGTCTTCAACGGGAAGCAACGGCATTCAAAAATCCGAAACGGCATTAAAACCTCGTCTCGTTGTAAAAAAAGACTCTATAAGAGATATTGTCGGAATTATACTTTGATTTACAAAAAATGAAAAAGGAGATTTACTACTATGAGTTTTGAAAACATTAAACTTGAAAAAGGACTTTATACAACAACAAAAGGATTTTCCGCCTCGCTCGAAGAACTTGACCCGTCGGAAAACTATATCGGCACCGATTTTGAAGGCCTTGACGCATTTCAGCGTCAGCTTAAAAGATTTGACATTAAAATCAGCGGAAACGGTTCAGACAAAGTCGAAAAATTTTTCTCTACAACCGACTCTGCGGCACTCTTTCCGGAATATATTTCACGAGCTGTAAGACAAGGTATTGAAGAGTGTGATGTTTTGTCAAGAATTGTTGCAACTACAACAGAAATCAACTCTTTAGATTACAGAGCAGTTAGCAGTGTTTCCGAAAATGATGACAAGAAACCGAAATTTGTTGCAGAAGGCGCATTTATTCCCGAAACAAGAATTGAAACAAAAGACACGGTTGTTTCTTTGAAAAAAAGAGGAAGGATGCTTGTTTCTTCTTACGAAGCAATCAAATACCAGCATCTTGACCTTTTCACAATCACACTTAAACAAATCGGCAAGCAAATTGCCCTTGCGTTCTTAAAAGACGCTATTGAAGAATTGAAAAAGCCGGGTGCAAAAACCATTTCATGCCCTGTCGAAGACCCTATCTCAAGCGGATTTTTAAACGCTTGGATTAAACTTAAACCATACAATATGACTACAATCATAGGCAACCACTCAACTGCCGAATATGTTTTGAGTTCAAGCGAATTCCAAGACTCTGTTTCAGGTCTTAATTTCAACGCAACAGGAAAAATGATTACACCACTCGGTGCAGAATACATTACAACCAACGCCACCTCGATTGACGGACTTATCGCATTTGATAAAAACTGTGCGCTTGAAATGATTAAAGCGGGCGGTATTCAAACAGAATTTGACAAACTCATTGACAGACAGCTTGAAAGAGCGGCAATTACAACAACGGCAGGTTTCTCAAGAATTTTTGACGACGCAGTTGTAATTATCGGCGAGTAATAAAAATTAAAAATACAAACAAGGACTGTCGAACACAATTATGTTCGCTTTCCCTGTCCCAAACGAAAGGCATATTGCATCTTTGCAATATGCCTTGAAGAAAGGAGAAGGCATGGAACTCAACGAGATTAAAAAAATCATCATTTCAATGGGCGGTTTTGACATTGATGAACTTACACAATACGAAAACATAATCAAAAGTTCATACGACAGCATAATCTCAAGGCTAAAAGACAAATCATATAAATCGGATATGAAAATCCTGAACTATGCTGCTGCAAGTGCGTACTATACAATTTCTTTGTGCGAAGCGTCAAAAGACGGATTTACAACATTTACAGCCGGTGACATTACAATCAAAACAACTACCCAGCTTACAGAATACGCAAAAGAAATGCTTAACATTGCCGAAAGGAACTGCAAAAGCATGATTTCAGACGATTTCTACAACTGTATCATTTCGTCCACTTGGCGAAGAAATAAAACGAACTTTGAGCCGGACAAAACCGATGCCGGCTTTATGCAAAAGGATTTCTATGTTTTCATTGCACCGTTTGATATGAATATAATGGAAATTTCAAATGAAGCACATATAGAATGTATGGGCGACAAATTTGTATTCAAGAAAAAAGAACCTTATGTCGTGGATAATATCGTTCAATTTTATTGGGGAATTTTAAGAATTTGTACGGAGGACAAAGATGGATTTTTTGAATGACGCAATTACAGAAATAGAACAGACAATTTCAAAAAATGAGTTTTTAAATAAAAACACAAAAATAACGGCTTCTTTTCCCGGTAAAACGCTGCCGACCGAACTGAAAAAACATATCGTCTGCATCGGAATTAAAAATCTTCGTGTGGAAAACACGGCTATCGGAGAAAGCAAAAAAACCGTTTCGGCGACTTTCAACATTAAAATTTACACTCCGTTTTCAAGAGGAAGTGCTGAAAAAAGGCGTGTTTGTGCCGAAATCACAAAAGAACTCAACAAAAACGGATTTTTTACACAGTGCGAATGGTTTGACTCCTTTGCAGATATAAACAGTTGCTGCTATATATGTGAGTCTTCTTTTGAAAAAGAGGGCGAAATAGATTTTGAGGAGGAGTTTTATGGAACAAAATGAAATTACCGAAAAAGCAAGAGAAATATCCGAAATTATGATGCTTGACTCAAGAAGATATTTTTCAACGGTCACGGAGGACGAAGAATGAAAAGCGTACGACTCAAATACAAAGATTACGCCTTTCCGAAAAATCCGAAAAGTATAGTCATCACTTCGTCAAAGCATCTGTCGGAAAATAAAATTAACGGTTATCGCACACAGACAACGGAAATCTGCAAAAATCCCTGTAATAT